GGGTAGTAGAAAGCAGCGCATCAAAGTTAGCGTTACCAGGCATTTTGAATCCTCCTAAGGACTAGATGTAGTTGTTGTAATGTTAGGAGATTCCGAGTTGGCGTTTAGCCAAATCGAAAGCATCCCTGAGTGAAGAAACAGGCGCATCCGACACTCCCGCACTAGCCGCACTGGTAGCCCCAGAAACAATCCCTGTCTGACGCTTCTGCTCGACAATACGCTGCTCGTCTGCGGCCTTCTTTTGTGCAACCTGCTGGTTGGCCAAATTCTTGCTCATCATACGGTCAAACGCAATCTGCTTGTAAACGCCTTCTAGGTCATTGCTTCCGACAGCCAAAGCCTGTGCAACCACTTCGTTCGGGTCGAAATCCTCACCATACTTCTCTTGCAGAAAACCAAGATTACGTTCCAACTGCTGAAGCGCCTGCGCTTCCTCAAACGACTTAATTCGCGTCTCCAACAACCGAATCTGTTTCTCGGTCGGGTCAGCAAACGGGTCGTCTTCAAAAGACTCAGCACCATTGTTGATACCGTAATGTTCTTGCAGAAGTTTGATAGTTCCCTGCGGGTCATTGTCCAACGCCTGTTGGATTGCCGCAGCAAACTGCACTTCCTGTCTCTGCTGGCTAAGTTCCTGAGTCTTGCGGGTATAATCCGCTTGACGCTGGTACCCAGCCAAAGCCTCGCTAAGAGGAACTTCGACTTCTTCTCCTGCAACGGGCAGTTTGACACGCTTGTCTGCGTACTCGTTCCAATCGAAGTAATCTACTTCCGCCTGTTCGGCTGTTTCACCCCCAACATCTTCAACTTGTCCACCATCAACAGTGGGGTCTACTTCTTGGGCAGCGTATTCAATTGTGTCTTCCACCGGAATCCTTTTGGTTGGTTGTTCCTATAGATAGAACTATTTTGTAACCTAGACAGGCTGTTCGGGCGGAACCATTTCCCCACCAGCACCCAAAGCCTGCATCAGTTCAGGTGGCAAACCGCCCTGCGGCGGCATGCCACCACCCATCTGCTCAGGCATCGGCTGGCCCTGCGGAACCTGCTGTGGCGCAGGCGCAGCCAAGAACGCCTCAGGCGTCTTGATACCAAAACCAAACTGCAGGACGTGACGTGCCAAAGCGCCCATGTCGATAACCCCAGCCTGCGCAAAGGGAGCCATAGCGTCAACCATCTGCAACGCCATTTGACGGCGGAACGATTCGTTCACAGGCTGGGTAGAACCACCCTCAACTTCAAAATCGAACTCACCGGCAATATAGTCACGGTCAAACTGAACCCACAACGGAATCGCATTAGAACCAACAACACGGGCAACCTGCTGACCAGTCATGTACTGCTGTGCCAAAGCCACCAAACGACCTGCACAGGCAGCAATCTCGAGTTCAATAATCGCCAACTTGTCGGCTGCACGCGCATTACTGGCGTCCTGCGCAATCGCAGCCTCAGTTGCCGTACGACGAATCTCAGGCATCGCACCACGCATATAGTCCGACACGCCAGACACTCGGTCCATGTCGCCTGCAATCAGGCTCGACTGGTTGTAAAACTCGGGCGGGTTGATGACGGCAGGCATTGGGGTGATGACGCCGCCAAGCGGCTCATCGCCCACAACAGGAACCAAAACGTTATCCTCATCCGATTCCAGCATCGCTCGACCATCAGGGTCGAACGCCGACTCCTTGTACAGCCATTTGCGAGAGAACCGCTTGCGGTGGTTCATCATCTGGGTACGTGTCTCGTTTAGTTCATGCTGAAGGCCTTCGATGGCTTCCAGTTCGCCCAACGGATAAAAATGCTCAGGAACCTCATAGTTTCTCAACATCACAAACGGGTGACCGAACGCAAACGGAATCTTGGTTGGCTGGACAAGAAACTTGTCTGAACCTTCCGCAAAGATGCACATTGTCCCCTTGGGAATGTCGTAGAACTCCCAAACTTCCACAAAAGAATCTTCTTTCGTGTAAGACTGTTTTGGTTGCTGGCCATCCAAACCGTACTTGGAGTACTGGGTTGGCTGAACCTCGGCTCGCGCATTGCTGTTGTAACGCTTGTCGTTACGGACATCCGCCAGAGGACGCTTAACTCGTTGGGCAATCCACTTGATGTCATCCATGCTGGTGCCATCAGGGTCAACATAGACGTCGAATGGGGAAATACGCTCTACAAACGGGCGGTCCTCCACGATAACCATTTCGGTTTCAACGTTTGTTTCGCCCTCAATGTCCAACACGTCATTGTGTTCAACATTCGGGTCGCGTTCAGCAACCTTCTCTTCCTCAACAAAACGGTAACCGGTCTTAACCCAACCGTGGCCAATAATCAGTTTGTCTTTGACCGCTTTACGGAACTGTGGCTGGCACCCATAGTGCCGCCACCAATAGTTCACAATCGCCTCGGTCACGGTCGCACGGTCGCCATCTTCAGGGCGACGCGCATTCACCGTAATCTTCGGATAGTTAACCGAAACGCTGGGACCAATAACGTTGATGGTTGAAAACGCCATGTTGACCAAAGTGCGGTCTTCGTCACTCAGGTTGTCGTAATGCTTTCCACGATACATGTCAATCATACGACGCCAAATATCGTCGTACTCTTCGTTCTTGCGCCAACGCTTAGATTGCGCCAGTTTAGAACGGTATCGACCCAGCAGGTCCTTATTAGACAGACGTGCCATATTTACTTGCTGCCCCGCCCAAACGCCGTGTCAGCCTTGTTAACCCAACGCAGAAGTGGTGGAACCACAGAAGCCCCAGCAGCACTAAGAATGCCGCGTACATCACGCACACCACTAGCATAAACAGCAAGTCCAGCACCAACCGCCGAGCGAACATAACTAGCAACCAACGCTTTCGTCTTATCATCCAACTTGATTACCATGACCATCCTTAATGTGTTGTCTAAAATCGTCTTTCAATTCATTCACATCATCATGGATATCATCAACTTTGATAATCATGTGATGTAGCAATTCCCTAGATTCCGCATGCTGATTGGTGTTCTCGTTTCTCAGCATTTGCAACAGCACCACAACAGGGCCTGTGATGACTGCTACCAGCAGCGGTACCCACCAGTTCACGTCACACCCACCGGCTTCCCACAGGTTCGGCCTTGATGCCGCCAGCGGCGGCGTCGGCCTCTTGCTTCAACTGGCGTTCACGAATCGTAGGCCCATGGAAATCTTCTTGCCCATGGGTAAAGCCAATACGGATGCCTTTGATGTGGCATTTGAAACAGATTGCCCCGCGTCGGGGCAGTTCTTCGTGCTCAAACTGTGAGCCGCATGTAGTGCAGGTGAAAAGGTTCATTAATATTCCCCAAGTCTGTCACCTAGTCGCGGTTACGAACCCCAAACGACCCCAAAACAAACTTGTCAGGCCTAAAGGTGGCGATGTGGCCTTCCCACCAAGCCAAAGAACCCTTCGGGGCTTCCCCAGCCACCTGATACTCAGGTAGCCAAACATACTTGAGCATCTGGTTCGCAATAGCCAGCGACATCACGCGGTCGTCGTGAGGCGACCCGTGAGTCTTGCCATTCGATTCACGAACAAACGTCCGCAGTTCAGCAATAGTTTTATCACAAAAGATGCCAATGTCGTTATCACGTATAGAAGCCTGCAGTTCGTCAATCGCCAGCGGCTTCGACGCTGCGGTCGTACGCCAACCCAAAATCTCCGTAGGCTCAGGCGACCTTTGGGCAAGCCTACGCTGGCGGTAAATATTCTTATACCCAGACCGCTGCAACGCCTTCAGAGTTGTCAGGCCGTGGTTGTTGGATTCGACACCCATCAAAGCCGTGTTGTACCACCAGCCCAAATTAGCCAGAACAGCCTCCCCGAACAGGTCCGGGTCGATGTATCCGTGCCAGTGGGCGACCACTTCGTGCGTATATGCATTAATTACATGAGCAGAACTATAGTCTCCATGACCCAAACCTTCAGCGACGTCCGCCCCAATACAGTACACAGCCGACAGGTCTGGAAACTCCCAAACCGCCAACTCACCGCCATCCCGACGAAACTCAAGGTTCTTCGGACCGAGCCTGTGAAGATACCCTCGCTTCGGCTCAGTAGTTTCATAAGCCCTAAGCGCCTCAATATCAAATACCGGACGACCTGACCGAATAAACGCCTCATCAGGGTCAGACGGGTATTCCTGCGCCAACTGCCAGTCAGGCAACTGGCGGCGCTTCGCCTCATACCAGTCATCGTCACGGTCTCCGGCAGACCACGGGAAAAAGATTCCCTTAAACAGGTTGGTCCCAGTTTGGGAACCAACCCACAGTTCATGGAAAATGTTTCCCTCGCCGTTAGCGGTGCTGAGACAGATGACACGACCGCCAACGTCAGCAATCGGCTCAATAGACGCCCATGCCTCCTCAGAGTTCGGCAAGAACGCCATTTCGTCAATCACCACACGATAAACAGACTCACCACGGGCAGGGTCATTACCGCTAGGAAGCGACTCGATAGCCGACTCGTTAGAGAACGACATCTTGAGTTGGTTGTTGTCGATAATCGATGGACCCCTGAGAATCATCCATTTGGGCAGAAACTTGAACCCGTACTTGGATTTCATCAACAGTTTCATCGCTTCACGCTCAGTTCTACTTAGCATGATGATGAAGCGGTCTTTCCAGAAGAATGTTTCCCAGAAGACGAAGGCTGCGGCCAGAGTGGAGAATCCAATCTGGCGTGCCTTCAGAACAATGGTGTAGCGGTTTTCAATCCACGACTCTACCGTAGATAGTTGCGCCTCTCGCATCTCAAATTTAATGCGTCCTTTTTCAGGGTGCTTAATATACCAGTAATTAGTGCAGAAATAATTAAATGCATCGACCAGTTCCTGTGTTGTGGCGTTTTCTGGGCCTTTGCACAGTCGCCATTCCTTCTCGTTGAGAAGGTCTGTCAGTTCCATAAATTTATCTTACGAAGGAATTCCAGTAACCGTAATCCAATGTCTGTACACAGTTTGTGCGTAACTTCCATCGGCTCCCTTTACCACAACCTTAAAAGTATTGTTTCCGGCAGTCAAACCACTTCTAACAAAAGAAACAGAAGCAGTACTTGTGTATCCGGCTGACTGGTGGTAAGCAGCAAATTCGTCCGTTGCGCTTATCGAAGAAGCACCAGAGATTTCTACGCCAACTGACCATTGGCGGGTGGACGGTGCGTACACCATTGCACCAACGGTAATCAAAGCAGACGTTCCTGTTGCAACTGTTACGGTTGCATTTCCACCGGGTCCATAAAAGTTGTTGCCAACATCCGCTGGGTTATACGTGTATGCGGTGTTGTTGTTTGCGCCTTGTGGCGTGACTGTGCACCATCCTGTACCAGTGTAAATCTGCAAAACATTTACGTCTGTGAGATAAACCATCATCCCTTCGGCAGGGCTAGCAATAGCCGAGTTCCGTGCCGCAGCAGACGCATACACACGCACACCACCAACAGCACCAGCGACGTCAGTAAACGTCGCCTTTTTGGTCGTAGCAGACTGAACAATGGGCAGCACGTCAGCCGCAGCCACACTAGTGGCGGCAGGCAGGGCAGAAATCTTTACGTTGGCCATTTAAACCTAACTTTCGATTGCGAGATGCTCATTCAACTCTGTGGCCATATGGTCCCCACCCTCAGTAAGAATCTGAGTTGTGACGGCCAAAGTGTGCCAGTAGTCGTATGCGGCATCAGCGTATGTACTACCAATAGCGCCGTTTGTAACGTACCACGACCACGCCGTCACATCCGCATAGTCCGGATTGTCCGCTTTCCACCGTGCCCAACAGTCAGCAAACGACAAATCTGCCCCGTACACAGCCCTAAGTTCAATCAGTATTTGGTCAGCCGTCCACGTCATCGGAACCATCTTTCTTCCTAGGGAGACCCTTGGATGCCATAATCCCAGCCAATGTTCCCGTTAGGAACATGGCGATGGGATTCATCAATTTGAAAAACTCTGCATCAACAGGCGACAACGAGTCGCCCTGATAAACAAACAGCAACCCGTACAGGCTGGACAGCAGCAGGGTCAACAGCCCGACACACAGCGTCACACCGACGGCGAACTGCAGTCTGGAATCTAGTTCTTCGGACGTGTAACGTTTACGGTTGCGCACAGCCAACCGTCACATCACTAGGTTGGGCAGACAAAGCCTTGTTCTTGGTGCGCACACACTCTGGCGCCCTGTAGCGGTCGCCGCAGGCAGTGACCAGAATCATGGTCAAGATTATGGTCAAGATATTGGTCAACATTTTGACCGGACTAAGTTTCCTCATCAGACCCCCTGAAATGTCCTAGGGGTGGGCGTTCCCCAGTCTCACAAAATGGACAAGAACCCCAGTTTTGTGGATACTCCTCACCACACCGCTCACATTCAATAATGTTCACGACACAACCCTAAAGGAACGCTGGTGCTTCTCACGTGCAGCCATAGCCCCAATCAACTGGTCCAACTCGTCATCAGACAAATCAGCGGCCTTACGGTCAGACTTAATCTCAACCGTAGGCGGAGCCATACGGTTCGTAGCCTGCAAATACAACTGGGCAGACTTCGTGTCCCCATCCAAAGCCTTCTTGTACAAAGTGTCCAACAAGGCTTGCGTCCGCTCAGGCGACCCCTGAATGTCATCAACCCGCTTCTGCCACTCATCCTTAAAGAACGGTTTCTTCTCCCAACGCCGCAACGTTGTGACGTCCACCCCAAGAGCATCAGCCATGTCTTTCTTTAGTGATGGCTGACGCTCCGCTGGCGCGGTACATAGCCAGTCTAGGTAGCGTTGCTGTTCCTGTGTGAGGGTTGTGATGTTTTCGTTCATGTAGATTATCGGGTTTGTCACCCGATGTTACAAAGGGGGGGACTATAGGGGGGGTTGCAAGAAAACTGTTTGAGGGCCGGTGATAACATCACAAGGCCCGAAAGAAAGGGTAAACATCACATGCCTAAGGTTGGTTCAAAGCATTACGCGTACACGCCCAAGGGGATGGCGGCTGCCAAAAAGGCTGCCGCCAAGAAGGGTGTCAAAGTAAAGTACGGCAAAGGTCACGAGAAGACGGAAAGCGCGGCTGAACGCCGCCGCGAATACGGACCCAAGCGTGCCAAGTAACTACAGCAACCCCGCTCTGCGGGAGCGGTTGAAGAAGCAGGTCATGGCTGGAGGCGACGGCGGTCGCCCCGGCCAATGGTCAGCCCGAAAAGCACAACTTCTGGCACAAAAGTACAAGAAGGCTGGCGGTGGCTACAGCGGCCCCAAATCAGCATCACAAAAGTCGCTAAGTAAGTGGACTGAGGAGGACTGGGGAACCAAGTCGGGTAAACCATCAACTCAGGGACCCAAAGCAACAGGGGAACGGTACCTCCCAAAGAAAGCCATCAAGTCGTTGTCATCCGCTGAATATGCAGCAACTAGCCGTAAGAAGCGTGAAGGCACTAGGGCTGGTAAACAGTTTGTACCCAACACGCCTGCAGCCAAGGCTGCTGGCCGCAAAGCAAGGAACAGCAATGGCCGCTAAGAAAGCAGACCCCCGACTGGCACGTGCAGGAGTATCAGGCTACAACAAGCCGAAACGGACACCCGGACACCCAACCAAATCCCACATTGTTGTAGCCCGTTCAGGCGGTCAAGTAAAAACCATCCGCTTTGGGCAGCAAGGTGTTAAAACCAACCAGACCCGTGGGCAGCAGCAGGCGTTTGCTAGCCGTCACGCAAAGAACATTGCCCGTGGCCCCATGTCTGCGGCCTACTGGGCTGACAAGGTTAAATGGGACCCCAAGAAAACATCACAGCCCAAGAACAAGAAGTGGGTCAAAGGGTCATAACCCCTATCGGGTGACTATAGAAAACACCCCACCCCCATGTGACCTGCGTCACACCAGAATCTAAAGTTATGCCGTGACCGCCACGCACCAAAGGAGTCCCTAACAGTTGGGGCCGTACGGGGGGCTATGCACCCCTCCCTTGTGACGCTGAAACACGCCCAATCTGCCCCAATTCGCCCCAATTCGCGCCAACAACCCCAAGCCCAATAAGGGGCGCAAACCCTTACCCACCAACAGGCACGCTAGTAGGTGACAAGGCACAACGCCTTGCCCACGTTCTACCAATACGGGGAACGTGCCTATCGTCTTCGTGACGGGAAAAGAGAAACAGCAGTGAACAAGGCAACAGAAAACAAGGCATCGACGGCAGCGACGAAAGTTTCATCGGTGAAACTTTCGCAACGGGTTCTCGATGGTTGGGAACTGGTGAAACTTGGTGAGGCGACAGCGTTGGGTGGGTGGTTCGCCATCGGTGACGCACTGAGGACGGGCGAGCGTGGAATGCAGGCGCACTTCGTGGAAGTGTCGGGCTACTCCAAGTCTCTCGTCAGCAAGGCGGTGACCATCGCTGAGGCTCAGGCGAATGGTGGCGACTTCGATTGGGAGGACTACGGGACAATCAACGAGGCGTATCAAGCGGCTAGGGCTGAACTGAATGGTGGCGACGTTCCTGAGAAGCAGGCACGCAAGTCGGTCAGCAAGTCGGCGTCGTACAAGGCGAGCGACATCGTGAAGTCGCTCGGCAAGGCTGAGGCGAAGAAGTTGGCTCTGGCGATTCTCGCTCTCGCCTGATTCACTGACGGTGTTGGTGGTGTCCGTACCTGAGCCGTGCCCTCTGCGGTTCAGGTGCGACACACTACTCACGGCGTGTGTGTAGTCGAATGTTTCACGGGTGAAACTTTCGTAACAGAAAAGGAGTGGCGATGCTTACGTTCATTGCTGATTCAGTGTCCCTGCGTTCCAACATCGACCCCGCTGATGGGTTCCTGAAGTACGAGGTGGTGATGTCGGGTATCGACGACGCAACTCGTGAGTACCTGAGCGACGTGACGTTCCGTGACTGCCATCTCGATGGCGAGAAAGCGTTGGAGTTGTTCCAAACGTTGTCGTGGCATCTGAATGACCTTGACGGTGAAGGCTACGGGTTCATTGCTCGTCGTACTGTCGATGGCAACTGGGTTGTCGTTCTGTAACTGCTAGTTGCGGTGAGAACACACCGATTGTTTCACGGGTGAAACTTTCGGTGTGTTCGATTCCGCACCTACGGGTGTTGGATAACAGAAAAGGAAAATGAGATGAGTAAGAAAAAGAGTGTGAGTGTGGGGCAGATGCTCCAAATCATTTCCAAGTTGGGTTTGGCTGTTTATGCCTTGCCCATCAACGGCGAGGAAGATGAGCGTGCCATCGGTGAGGCTCGTTTCCATTTGTCGAATGCGTACAAGTCGTTGTGGAACGTCAGTGATGTCTCTGTGCGCGGCGAGTTCGATTTGAGTGAGGTGCTGTGATGTTGTACGTTCGTGACCGTCGCAAGTGGTTGCGTTTCAAGCGTTGGCTGACCGCTGTCGCGTTCATTGCCACGCTTGCCAGTGTTGGTGGGCTTGAGGGTGAGGGTGCTGTGCCGGATTACGCTTGGGTTTTGTTGGGCGTGTTTGGTTGGTTGCTTGTGAACATCACAAACGATTACTGTCGTCAGTCTGAGAATGGGAGGAAGTGAAATGAGGTACGATTTGGAGTACGCTTGGCGTGAAGAGGATTACTCTTCGGTTGTCGCGTCGGCTAAACAGATGGCATTGTTTGACCCAGTGATGGGTAGGAAAGCGAAAAAGAGAAGCAAGGACACGCAGGATTTATTTATCTACGATAAGGACGGTGTTTTTATCGGGTGGAATGAGCAGAGCATTCGCTTGCTTTTGGTTGCTATTTCAAAGACTTACGTAATGTCGCTCAAAGCAATGTCGGTGTACCGTGGAAGTGAGAGTTGTCTCATAGCGTCGCAGGCGTTTCACAGGTTCCAAATGTTGGAGTTGGTTCGTGGGGAAATGCTTTTGGATGGATACAACGCGCACAGGCGAATCAAGTATTCGGTTCATGACGAGGAGTACGAACAGGCGTTGGAGGAATTGCCAGAAGAGGTCGGTTGATGGTGACGGGTCACAAAGTTTCATCGGTGAAACTTTGTGGCTCGGACTCCACCAATCGGTGGAAACAACAAACAACAAACAGAAAGGTTAGGTCATGTCAGATACATCTACACAGGTGCAGGTCGACCCCAGTGAGGTCGTGCCGATTCTGTACGGTGACGCCGTCGAATGCCAGTTCGATGGGCGTTGGTATCCGGAGTTTCGGTGCGTCACCGACTACACTGTCGTGTGGTCGGACGAGCGTGCCACGTACGTCCGTGTGCCTGTCAATCGTGTCGAGCCGTCACTGGTCGACTGGTATGACGAGTCTCGGGACGAGATTCAGATTCACCATTCACACGTCGATGCGGAATGCGAATGGTGCGAGGGCAACGTCGTGCTGAATCGTGCGTTGGGTCGCGTTTCGACGTGGCGTCGACGCAACGGTGTCACGTTGTGCAACTACTGCGCGTGGTATGCAGACACGTGCGGTAACTGCAACGGTCCCGTCGCTGATGGCGACTCTTACGATGTCAGCAACCAGACTTGGTGCTACGGGTGCTACGAGAACTGCACGTACACTTGCGAGTATTGCGACACGACTCTCGCTGACGGCGATGAGTGCGACTGTGACGATTCGTGTCTTGGCGAGATGGTTCTGTCGTATTCCACGAAGTTCCATCCGCTGTACTTGCATACGGTGACGGACGGCGGTTTGCATTTGGTGAGCAACTACTGGCGCAACCCAGAGTTCGCCAACCAGATTGCGATGGGTCTCGAGTTCGAGATGGAGAACATCGAGGGCGACTACCCGACCCGCGAGATTGCGGAATTGTTCCGTAACGCATACGAGGACAACCATCTGATGCTGAAGCAGGACGGTTCAATCAGCAACGGGTTTGAGTTGGTGACACAACCGCACACGCTGGATGCGTTTATGGAACACTTCGACTGGCAGTTGATTCGTGACGCCCAGTCGAAAGGTATGCGTGGTTGGGATGTCGGTTCTCGTGAGATTGGGATTCACATTCACGTCAACCGTAAGGCGTTCTACACGAAGCCTGACCACGGTCGGTTCAATGCGTCTCCGCATCTGATGGCGTTTATGTACTTCATCTACAGCAACGTCAAGTCCATCACCCGTATCGCAGGACGTAACGTTCACTACGGTCATATGAGCAAGCGTTATCTGAATGAGGCTTTCGCTTGCGCTAGGCGTGGTGCCTCGCAGTACAGCCGCACGTACGCAGTGAACCTGCTCAACGATGCGACTGTCGAGTTGCGTATGTTCCGTTCCACGATGCGTGTTGAGCGTGTGCAGGCGTACTTGCAGTTCGCTGAGGCTGCTGTCCGTTACACTGGCGACAGGCGTGTCGAGAAGATGCGTCACCGTTTCAACTTTGCGGACTTCGCAGAGTGGGTGTCGTTCCAGCCGCGCTACCAGCAGTTGCACAATCTGATTGTGGAGACTGACGCTGTGTCTGTCGCACCTCCGATGCAGATTGCCGACGCTGATGACGTCGAAGACGTGACCAATCAGTTCATGGTGTCCTCTAGTGACAACCTGTTCTAGTATCCAATCCATCAAAGTTTCATACAGTAAACATTCAACAGAAAGAGGTACACCAAATGTGTATTTTGACATTCATGCCTGAGGGCACAACAGCAAACATCGAGCATCTGCGTACAGGTGCGTGGAATAACGACGACGGTCACGGTTTTGCCGTGGTCTGTGGCAACAAGATTGTCACGGGTCACGGTATGGACTTTGAGCAGGTGCTTGACCAGTTCCTTGAGGTGCGTAGGCGTCACCACGGTCACGCCTTGTTCCATTCCCGTATCACGACGCACGGCACTACGAACGTCGACAACTGTCACCCGTTCCGTGTCGGTGGCGACCCGAGAACGGTTGTCGGTCACAACGGTATGTTGCCAATCCAAGTCCCCAAGGGTGACACACGTTCCGACACACGCATCTTCGCTGACACGTATCTGCCGTCTATCGGTGGCGTGTATGCGCTTGACGAGCCGGACACGTTTGCCTCGCTTGAGAAGTGGGCGGCTGGTTCCAAACTTGTGGTGCTGACCACTGACGAGTGGGCTGTCAAACCGTTCTACATTCTCAATGAGAAAGACGGTCATTGGGATGAGGACGGTGTGTGGTGGTCGAACAACTCGTACAAGTACCGTTGGGGTGGCAACACCTACAGTTATGGTTCGACGTACACATCGGGTTGGGGTGGCTATGTGACCACAACGAAAGACAACCAGTCTCCGTACGAGTTCACTGAAGACGAGTGGGCTGAAGAGGAGGGCTACTGGAATCTATACGAGGTGACGTGTCCCGTGTGTGAGACACCCGAGATTTACGACTTCGATATGGAAGACCCGTTGTCTTGCCCAACGTGCGAGTTCTGTATGTGGTGTCAGGAACCGAACACCAAGTGTGCGTGCAGCACGATGACAAAAGTTTCTGAGACTCCTGCGATGCGCAAAATCACTGGTAACGAACTCAAGGATTTGATTTACTTCAACGAGAATGATGAGGTCATTGATGCCCGCCAATAAAGATGAGATGTTGACCGCCCGAGGATTCATTCGTGTCCTCGGGTGGGACGCATTCGATTGCGACACCGTGAACATCGATGTCGAGATAATCGGATATGACCGTTCCAAGACACGCGAAACGTGGTATCACGTTCCGCGCCACATGATTGCGTATCTGGGCATTCACGTTGATGCCCGTTACGTTTCACCCTCAAACATTTAGGAGAAGAAAATGCCTTACATCGGTGAGCCGATAACATCGTGGAAAAAACCAGAACAGGAGAAAACAATGACGTACTATGAGCGTCTAGAACAGATGTCCAACTCAGAGTTGGTGATGGAATGCAGGAAACTTGACCACGAACTGTACGCTAGCGACCGTGCATACGAACAGTTGCACGACGACTATATGTTTGTGATGCGTACCAGCCGTGAGGGTTTGGATTTGTTGCGTGAAGTTTGGCTGTATGCATCCCAGCATCCGGAACATTTCACGCACGATTTGTATTCCAAACTCAGTAACAGATTCGACAGTAAGGAACCGTTCTGATGGAGAACATTGTCGAGGTGCAGTTCACTGTCGGTGAGTTACGTACAGTTGTCAAGTCTTTGGCGATTGGGTCTGACCAGATTGCCAAAAAGTTGGAGCGTTTCCCTAAGGATTCTAAAGGGGGTGCGAAACATTACCGTGAACTATGCGATGAGTATCAGTCGCTTACGTCTGCGCTGGCTGAATGCCAGTGTGTTTTATCAACCGTTCTAAGGAGTGCTAGTGAGTAAACGTATTATCGGTTTCGTGTCGGCGGTTGCGTTGGGGTTCGCTCCGACCGCCGTCGATGCGGACACACAACTGTTATGTCCCCAATGGCAGAGACTGGCACAACGTGTCGGTTTCACTCAAGCCCAGTACCGTCAATTGGATTACATCATTTGGCGTGAATCTAGGTGCGCACCTAAGGCTGTGAACACAAACTTTCATGGCGATGGGCGTGTCACCAAGGATTGGGGGTTGACTCAGGTCAACGATTTCAGTTGGATTACGTTCCTCAGGAACAGAAAAATTGTGACCAAATCTTCGGAGTTGCTGTCACCTGTCAAAAACCTAAGGGCCGCTAAGGCTTTGTTTGATTATTCACAAGACCGCCACGGTGACCCGTGGCTACAATGGAGGAAAAGATAATGGCTACATACAAGGTAAGAATGTGTTGGGATTTCATTGTCGAATCTGACAGTGAGGCGAATGCTGAGACGTTTGTTGCGACTTTGACCGACAAGTATTTCGGTGAGGTTGCCTACAAGATTCCGGAGTTTGCCTACGAGACGTTTCACGTTTCGCAGACCGATTCTCAGGGGGCTGGTGTCGATGCCAGACTTTGAGGAGATGCGTGACGCTGTTGTCGGCGCCATCAACCACAACAACCACAACAAATACGGCGAGTCGTTGCGTTTGTTGTGGTGTCAGTATTGCGGCACTAGGTATGAGGTTGCCGAGGTTGGTGACGATTGTTGGGGTTGCTGGTCGAACGGCGCACTGGTGGACGATTCGGGGGTGGGTAATGCCCCGTCCTAAGACACCCCCGTCTGTGGCGTGGCTGTGCTCCAAGTGCAGGCAGGTCATCAGAACCTACGTACGGCTCTCAGAGCCGCCAATCTGCTCAGGTGGGGGTAAGCATACCCCCCAGAAAATGGAGGCCTTAGATGGCGAATAAAACGAGTTTTCTAGAGACGTTGACAAACCAAGAAACCCATGATGTACGCTCCCCTGTCGCAGGACGGGGGAGGGGGACTACAGGGGGTGGGGGTCAAGAACCATCGGCGCCCCACAGGGCGCAGATGGTTAAAGCATTACAGCACAGTGCACCAGAAATCGTCCTGAAAAAACCCGGGTGCGGTAACCGTAGCCACGATGTTGACTGTCTTTGTGATGTTGTCATCAAAGAAACGACGCCCATCGGGGTGTCGTTTCCGCACGACATCACGTTCGCATCACTGATTTGTGAACACCTAGGGTACGAGGCTCCGTACACAACGGAGCAGGTGCTTGAGGTTTTGCAGATGTCGGCACGTGCGAAGGACTTGTTGGACGGCCCCAAGTCGCAGGAGTTCAAGTGGCGTGAGAACCAGAAGGTTCCGCACGAGGCACGCGAGTTCATGCGTGAATGCGCCGAACAAGGAATGCGCAATAGGGATGTCATCGCACAAGTGCAAGAACAGTGGGGTGTTACAATCTCGCAGGCATACATTTCAAAACGTAGATATCTATACACAGGACAGAAAGGTACAAATAAATGATTATCAATCACGAAGAACAGCGTGTGTACGTCCGCCAGTCTTGGCTGGGCGACATGATGATTTGCATGGAGCGTGGCAGGCTGGCTGACATCAAGCCAGAGTTTCGCACGGGTTCCGACGCAACCATCATGGGTACGGCAGTGCACCACGGTATTGAGCAGGTATTGACTGGTCAGGCTGACCCCGACACCATCGCTGATGTTGCCGTGTTCCGTCTCGGACAGTTGATGACTGAGGAGAAGTGGAAGCACACGAACGTCGACCCTGACGACATGGTTCCGTATGTCGGTTTGATGTCGATGGCGTGGGCGAAAGACATCGCCCCCGTTGTCCCTGTCGGCGGTCGTGTGGAGCAGAAGTTTGCTGTGCCGATGAACCGTCAGGTGCAGGTCGATGTCGACCGTGTGTACGACCTGTGGTTCGCAGGCACTATCGACTACGTTGACCCGAACGGTGTCATCTGGGATTGGAAGACTGCGGCACGCAAGTATTCGCAAGCCGAAAAGCAGAAGCAGTCAATCCAAGCGTCGGTGTATGCGTATGCCGCTGTCGGGTTGGGTTACACCGATTGGGACGTCCAGTTCAACTTCGGTGTGGTCACTCGCAACAGCAAGTCGTCTGGTAGTATTGTTCCCGTGAACCGTACTAAGGCGCACGGTGATTGGGTCGCAGAGCAGGCAACCACAACGGTTACGTCTGCACTACGAATGGGTCACGATGTTTCGTGGCCGAAGAATGACCAACACAACCTTTGTTCCGACAAGTGGTGTCCGTGGTGGTCTGTTTGTAAAGGCTCATACGTCAGCGACGTTGAGCAACAGTGGAGTCAGGAGGCTCAATAATGGATAAGGAAATGTCAATCGTCACGCAGGTCGCCGCAAAGATTGCGGCAGAACTGACGCCCCGTAGCGAGAACACCGAACAGATTCTCGGTGACTATGCGGTGCTGTTTGATTCCATCAGCGGAATGTTGACCGACAAGATTTTCGCAGGCGCACCGACACGTGAGCAGGCGGCAGTCGACATGGTTGTCAAAGCATTCGACGCTGTTGTCGTCTCCGACAGCAACGGTGTCCGCATCAAAGGCAAGCAGCACGGAGAACTTCCGGGTTGGCTGATTACCGCCTGTGCAGAGGCTGGTATCTCTGAGGTGTACGACAACCGTGACGGACTCAGCGAAAACCCGAAGCGTCCGTGGTTCAAGGCAACCACAGGCACCAAGGCGTTCTGGCCGCCGAAGGGGCGATAACAGATGGCAAGACTCTCAGCCGAAGAAATCATTTCGGGCTGGGGGACGGTCGAACAGGGGGCCTCAGCGCCCCCTGTTCCCGTTTACCAGAACGAATACAAGTTCTACAGTCCCCTCAGTGACGCAGCAGAATCGTTTGTCCGTTGGGCGCAATCCCCAGCCGACCGAATCTACACGGGTGTTGAACCCCTTGATGCCGAAATGCGTGGCATCGCCTGCGGAGAACTAGCAATGATGATTGGCTACAGCCACGGCGGTAAAACGCTGGCGTTGCTACACACGCTACGGAACAACCGTGACAAGCGTGTCGTGTTCTTCATCCCAGACGAACCACGCACTCTGGTGCTGACGAAACTGGCATGTATGCATCACGGCATCGACGCACGGGAACTCGAGAATCGTGTCGCTGACGACGACAAGTCGGCAATCGAACTGCTACGGCAAACCGCAGACGAGGACTTCCCGAACCTTGCGGTATTCGACCAGCCACTGTTGCCGTCCGACATGGAACGTGCATACAACGAGGCTTGTGATGTTTGGGGCGACAAGCCCCACCTAGTTGTCGTTGACTATCTGGAGTTGATTGAGGCAGGTGAGACAGTGCCCGACAAAGCGAACTTTATCAGGTCGTTCGGACGTAGGCACGAC